TATTACTGTAACTTCTGGAACATCTATTGTTTTTGCTAGTGCGATTGGAACTTCTGGAACTGATGTTGTAGATGTTATTGCATTTGGAACTTTCCAATTATCTAACTTTAGTATTAATGACGCAAACGATGTATCAACAGGTGGTATTTCAGATGGTCAAGTTTTAGTTTACAATAATTCTGCTGGTGCATTCCAACCCGGCAATGCAAGTTCTGCAGAGGTATATGGATTTAGTAAAAATGCTAGTGGTGAATTAATAGTAACTACTACAAATGGTGGTGTAGATGACATAAGCGATACGACTTATGCTTCATTTGATGATGTTTTATTTAGTGCTAGTGGGTTCACTTTTAGCATAAATAATGATGGAAATTTAGTTGCAACAATTTAAAAATAAGTATAAGGAGAAGACATGGCGACAGTAAATTTAGGTTCTATAAAATTCAATTGGCAAGGTGCTTATGCAGGTGGTACTGCTTATGCAGTAGATGATGTTGTTTCATACAATGGATCATCTTATGTATGTACTGCTGCATCAACTGGTAACCTTCCAACAGATACAAATTTTTGGGATCAAATGAGTTCAGCAGGTACTAATGGTACTGATGGAACAGATGTCGGAACAGTATTAACAACACAAGGTGATATACTTTACAGAGATGGAAGTGGATTACAAAGACTTGGTGCAGGAACTTCTGGTCAAGCATTAGTCACAGGTGGTTCAGGTGCAAATCCTAGTTGGAGTTCAGTAGGTGGAACAAACACACCATTGGTAATTGCTTATTTAGGTTCTTCTCAAGCTATATCTGCAAATACAACTACTACTGTTCAATTTGATAGCGTTCTTGTAGATACTGATAATGCTTTCAATACATCTACATATACATTTCAACCAAGCACAGCAGGATATTATTATATAAATTTTCAAACTGGTGGAAATGCTTATACAGGTCAAATGAATAATCATTTAAGAGATAATAGTGGAAATGAATATTATTTAACCGATGAAAGTACACATGATAGTTATGTAGAATCTGGAGAACATACAATGTATTTTAATGGAACTACAGATAGTATATTTTGTAGAGTTTGGAGAAATCAAAGTGGAAGAACACTTAGCTCATCATCTTCAACTAAAAGAAATACAATTTTAACAATATTTAAATTAATACAATAGGAAAATAATTATGGCTGAATACTCAAGTAAAATAAAAGAATACTGTAAAGCTAATAATGTTAATTCAGTAAATTTTAGAAGCGATGTTTTACTTCAAGATGATGGAGATGGTGTTGTTTATATACATGAATGGAATTTAGATATTCCTCAACCAACTTCAGAACAAGTTGAAAGTTATGAAACAGTAGCTAATGAAACAGAAGCTAATGCAGTAGATTTAAAAGCTAGTGCTAAAGCAAAGTTAATTGCAGGAGAAGCATTAACTGAAGATGAAGCTAACACAATAGTGTTATAGGTAAAATCCTATGACTAAAGCTAAAGATATAGCAACAGTTTATTCTACTGCTAACACAGCAGAAAACTTTGTTAAACTTGACAACTCTGCTAGACTTCCTGCTTTAGATGGTTCTCAATTAACAGGTGTTGCAGAAACAAAACCTACAATAACTTCTATAACTCCAGATGTTATTACTAATAATCAAACTTCAATTACAATTACAGGAACTAATTATGTTTCAGTACCTCAAGTAGAATTTTTAAATCCTTCTACTGGTATCTGGTATGTTGCAGACACAGTTACATTTAACAACTCAACTTCTTTAACAGTTCAAGCAACACTAACTGTTGATGCTCAATATAAAATTAGAATAGAAAATCCTAATGGTTTAGCCGTACTATCATCTACAAATATTTTAACTGTTTCAGATGCTCCTACCTGGACAACTGCTGCAGGTACACTAGGAACTATTGCAGGAAATTTTTCTGGAACTGTAGCTACAGTTGCCGGAACTTCAGATAGTGCAGTTACTTATTCTGAAGTAACCAATGTATTAACAAATGCTTCTCAAGCAAATTGTTCTTTAAATTCTACAACAGGTGTGATAACAACTACAGACTTTGGTGGTTCAAGCACAACTGCAACAACCTATAATTTCACACTCCGAATTACGGATGCTGAAAACCAAACAACTGATCGTAGCTTTAGTTTAACTTCTAGCTTCGGTGCAACAGGGGGTGGACAATTTAACTAATGGCTACAACATATTTAACAAGAACACCAAGTAGTACAGGTAACAGAAAAATTTTTACTATTAGTGCATGGATAAAAAGAAGTAAAACTGGAAATAATCAAAAAGTAATTACTGCTGGAACTTCTGGTACAGAGGGTGGATTACAATTTAGCACAGGAACTGGAGAAAATTGTTTAAAATTTTATGAATATGTAGGTAGTGAAGTTATTAGTATTGCACCTAATAGAATATTAAGAGATACTTCAGCTTGGTATCATGTAGTAATTGCAGTTGATACCACACAAGCTACAGCATCTAACAGAGTAAAATATTATTTAAATGGAGTGCAAGAAACATCATTTGCAACAGCTACTTATCCATCTCAAAATTATGACACTTTGTTTAATAATTCTGGTACAGCAAATACTATTGGATTTTTAATTGGTCATAGTGCTTATTTTGATGGCTCAATGTCTCATGTTCACTTTATAGATGGAACTGCTTATGACGCATCATACTTTGGTTCAACAGACAGCACAACTGGAGAATGGAAAATAAATACTTCTCCTAGTGTAACTTATGGAACTAATGGTTTCTTTATTTTAAAAGATGGTAATTCAGTTACAGACCAATCTGGTAATAGTAATAACTTTACAGTTGGTGGTGGTACACTTACAAAAACAGAAGATAATCCAAGCAATGTTTTTTGTGTATTAAATCGTTTAAATTCAGACCAACCTACAGGTTCAGTAAATATATCTAATGGAAATCTTACATTTGCAGATGGAGAAAATGGCTCTAATTATTCTTATGCGTCTGGAACTCTTGGTGCATCATCTGGTAAATATTATTGGGAAACTAAAGTTATAGATTTAGCAGAGATAGACCAAGTAGGTGTTGTTTTAGCATCATCAAATTTTATGGGTGCAGCAAATTCTACTGGCTTACAAGGTACTGCTTATGGTGGTAAAGGATTTCAATTTTCTAATGGTAATAAAGTAGGAGATGGTTCACAATCAGCTTACATGGGTGGATTTAGTGTAAATGATATTGCTATGATTGCTTTGGATTTAGATAATAACAAAATTACATTTGGTAGAAATGGTCAATGGAGTAATGGTTCTGGTGGAGCAGACCAAACTTATGCAAACTCTACACCTGCTTATACAAATTTAACAGCAGGAGAGTTTTATTTTCCTGCTCAAGCTAAAAGAGCTTTTGGTGCTAATTATGGAACTAATCATTATAATTTTGGTAATGGATATTTTCAAACAACAGCAGTAGCTAGTGCAGGAACTAACGCAAGTGGTAATGGAATATTTGAATATGATGTACCAACAGGCTATACTGCTTTATCAACAAAAGGATTAAATTTATAATGAGCTACACAACTATCAATAAATCTACAGATTATTTTAATACTAAACTTTATTCTGGTAATGGAAGTACACAAGCAATTACAGGTGTAGGTTTTCAACCAGATTGGTGTTGGTTTAAAGGAAGAAATTTTGCAGATAATCATGTAAGTATAGATTCTGTAAGAGGAACTAATAAAGCTGTATATCAAGATACAACTAGTGCAGAAACAACACAAACTCATTATTTTACTTCATTTGATAGTGATGGTTATACTTTAGGTAATTCTGGTATAATGAATGGTTCATCAAAAACTTACGCATCATGGAACTGGAAAGCAAATGGTGCAGGTGTAGCTAATACAGATGGTACTATAACCTCAACTGTTAGTGCTAATACTACAAGTGGATTTAGTATTGTTAAATATACTGGTACTAATAGTAATAGTACTATTGGACATGGTTTAGGAGCAGTTCCTAAAATGATAATAATTAAAAATATAAATTCAGGTTATGAATGGTGTGTATATCATGATGCTTTAGCAGCAAATGAAAATTTACAATTAAATACAACTGTTGCTGCAGCACAATCAGATGTTGGAGATGTATGGAACTCAACAGCACCTACAAATACTACTTTTGGTGTTGGTGGTAATAAAATTTATACTAATTATCAAGGTGAAAATTACATAGCCTACTGCTTCGCAGAAAAAACTGGTTACAGCAAGTTTGGTTCTTATACTGGTAATGGAAATGCTGATGGACCATTTATTTACACAGGATTTAAACCTGCTTTTGTTATGTTTAAAAATACATCTAGTGCATTATTTTGGCAAATACATGATACTGCTAGAGACCCATTTAATGAAGTGCAAAAAAGATTAGCACCTAACAGTTCTGACCAAGAAGGTAGTGGTTCAATTCCAATAGATTTTTTAAGTAATGGTATCAAATTAAGAACAACTGCAACAACATGGAATGAAAGTGGCTCTAATTTTATCTACATGGCATTTGCAGAAGCACCCCTAGTTGGAACTAACAATGTACCATGTACAGCTAGATAAATGAAATTTGTTTTAGCTTATACTATCTGTTCGGCTATCACAGGATTTTGTAACAACACATCTTTATCTCCAGTAGAATTTAATTCGTGGACCGATTGTACTAAAGCAGGTGCAATGGCTACTATTAAAGTTACCAATGAAAACTTAGAAGCATTTAACGAAAAGAAATTATATGTAAGTTATTTCTGTAACGAGATAGAGGGTGAAGATGCCTAAAAAGAAAAGTTTAAAACAAGGTATAGAGGATAACAACTCTATTCGTATTTCATATCATGAGAAGGTTTGTGCAGAAAGAATGAAAACTTTATTCAAAGCAATAGATGAAATGCGTACAGATATAAAAGAATTAAAAAGTGATGTTAATAAAAGTAAGGGTGGCTTCAGAGTATTATTACTCATTGGTGGAGCAATAGCTTCCTTGCTAGGCTACATCAAATGGAATGGCTAACAGAAGAAAGAAAGCAGTTATAGGTTTAGCTTCTGAGGTTGCTGCACAACTGCGTCTTATAAAAGATCCTAACTTAATAGTGTTTGCACCAGTAGGTGGATTGGGTCCAGTAGATATAGTAACTTTAAATATGACAACAGGTGAGTATACTGCTTATGATGTTAAATCTAAAAATTATAGAAAAGTTGATAGTTATACTGCACCAGATGGGTATAAAAGAAACCTTAAAGGATCATTTATATCTAGAGGTAGAACTAAAGAGCAAGTTAAACTTAAAGTAAAGATAATATACGAATGAAACTCTCTCCTAACTTCACCTTGCAAGAACTAACCAAGTCAGACACAGCAGTAAGATTAGGTATAGCTAACGAACCTAACTCAGATCAGATTGCTAAACTACAAAACCTTTGCGAGACTTTGCTGCAACCAGTTAGAGATAAGTTTGGTCCAGTAATTGTTACCTCTGGATACAGATCTCAAGATCTTTGTGTTAAGATAGGCAGCTCAATTAATAGTCAACATTGCAAAGCTGAAGCCGTAGATTTCGAAGTGCCAGGCACAGATAATGCTGATCTTGCATACTGGATAAAAGATAATATAGAAGGATGGGATCAATTAATCCTTGAGTTTTATACTATTGGAGAGCCATCAAGTGGTTGGGTTCATTGCAGCATAGCAGATAAACCTAGAAAACAATTCTTGAGAGCTTTCAAAGAAGATGGTAAGACAAAGTACAAACCAATATTAGGAGATATAAGATGTGGTTAAGTGCTATTAAACTTGCAGTACAAGCAGGTAGTCATATTTATAAAAACAAACAGAAAACTAAAATGCTTATGGCAGACGCACAGATGAACCATGCTCAGAAGATGGCTAATGGTGAAGCAGAATACCAAGGTAAGTTATTACAGAGCAGAGATTCAGACTGGAAAGACGAGTTCATTTTATTATTATTAAGTGTGCCAATCGTTATGTTAGGATTTGCAGTTTGGTCTGATGATCCTGCTCACATGGAGAAGATGAAATTATTCTTTGAATATTTTTCACAACTTCCATTTTGGTATCAGACTATTTTCGTGGGTGTCATAGCAAGTGTCTATGGTTTGAAAGCAACAGATTTAATTAAGAGGAAATAATGAGTAATCAAGCACCTACAATGTTCGTATCACAGTATAGTAAAAAGAAGCCTACACTTCTTTCGCAGCAAACAGGTAAGAAGAAAAAGAAAAAGAAATATAAGAAAAAGAAATGATTGATCCAAAGGAAGATGATCTATCCTACTTTGCTGATTGGTACTTGAACTCTGGGGATATAAAAAGATTATACACACCATTCAAAGATCCTTTATTATTTATAGAAGGAGTTAGTGGTGTTGTTCTTTATAGAAGAGATAACTTTCAAGTAGAGTTATTTATCTGTCAACCTAATACAGTTATACCAGAACATACTCATCCAGATGTAGATAGCTATGAATGTTTTTTATATGGCATGAAGTTTACTCATGGTGGAGAGACAGTAATTACTGATGAACAAGCACAAGAAGAAACAGAGGGTATGCCAGCTTATGCTTATCAAACTATAAGAGTTAGACCAAACGATCCTCATGGTGGAACTGCATCTAAAAATGGTGGTGCTTTTATATCTATACAAAAATGGTTAAATGGTGTAGAGCCTACTCATGTAAGTTCTAACTGGGATGGTGACACAATGGGTAACAACCATAAAGAACAAACAGGATTATAATTATGGCTAAACAAAAGTTCACACATTTTATACCTAGAGAGAAACCTAAGAAGAGAAGAGGGGTTCATACAAAATCTCAAAACAAAAGTGCTAAGAGACAAAAGAAGCAGACAAGATACAAGGGTCAAGGAAGATGATTGATAAATTTATTTATAAATTTTTTGGTTTGCTTGATGACTTTACTCAACACTTAGATAGAATATTTTTTCCAAAATCTAAAAAGAAAAAGAAATGAAACGACAACACAACACAGCTATGATTGCTTTACTTGGTACAATTCTTTTAGGTTTATCTACTTATGTATTAATAACTATAGTTGAACTACAAATTCATATTGGTATGTTATCAGAAGAGATTATGAATGTTGATAAACAGATAGGAAGAATATATAATTTTATAGATAGTATTAGAGATAAATAATTATGGCTATAAGAAAGACCACTAAAGGTAAGAACGCAAACTACAGACCAACAAAGTCTGGAGCTGGTATGACGGCTAAAGGTGTAAGAGCATATCGAAGAGCCAATCCGGGTAGTAAATTAAAGACGGCAGTAACAGGTAAAGTTAAAGCAGGATCAAAGGCAGCTAAAAGAAGAAAGTCATATTGTGCAAGATCTCTTGGTCAACTTAAAAGATCTTCTGCTAAAACAAGGAACGATCCTAACTCTAGAATAAGACAAGCTAGAAGAAGATGGAAGTGTTAATATGCAAAAAAAAGGATGGAAGAAACCAAAGGTTCAATCATTAGTTTGTGGTCATTGCAAAGAGTGTGACAAACAATTAATGAGTGATGAAGGTGGTTGGATAGTAACTGCTAAAAAAGAATATTTTTGTCATGATGGCAAAGATGGTAGTTGCTTTGACAACTATTGTGAGTTAAAATTAAAACAACAACAGGAGAATACTAATGAAAAAAGGTTATCACAAAACAGCTACTGGTAAGATCGCAAAGAAGGGTCTTTACTATAACATCAATAAGAAAAAAAAAGCTGGTACTTCAAATTCTAAAAAGAAGTCTACAATCTCTGCGAAGGCTTACAAGAATATGAAGTCTGGATTTAAAAAGTAGTTTCTTTTAATTCTTCAAACTCTTCCCAAATAGAATTTTCTACACCCCAATAATTTTTCTTATCTTGTTTGTTTCTTAATGAGTGAATGATTGTGGTATGATCTTGATTAAATAATCTAGCCATAGAAGATAAGCTAACATTATAACCTTCATACAATAGATTATAGATTATACTTCTTGCTCGAACTACATCCCTAGTTCTACCTTTACTAAAGATGTCATGTTTGCTTACAGTATATTTCTCACACACTTTATCTACAAGTTTGGAAACAACTTCTAGGTTTGCGTTCTTTGTTTTAAATGTAGTAGCAATTTTAGTTTTATTATTGCTATCCATTATTGGTTGTCTCTGCATTAGTTCTGCTGCGTACAGAAATCCTTCCGAGAACCCTACCTCATATAATCTTTCTTCTTGGTTCGTTAGAAGGTAAAATGCTTTCTTAACCTTATAGATAAAGTGATTCTGATTTAAGTTTTTAATGTGTTTATTATAGTGAGTGCTTATATTTATGGTCATAGATCCCCTACAGTTTCCTTTCTTTTTTTTCAACTATTAAGTTAATAACTATTTATTTGTCATTAACTGTTCTTTTGTCTGCTCTATTTGCCAAAGTAATTTATAAGAATCTTGTTGATACTTATTTACTTTCAGTTTCGCTTCCAGATACTTCTCGTGTTTCTTCGCTTGAAGATCCTTTAGCTTTTGCAGACGCATTCGGATTTGTTCCATCATGCTCCTTTTTTACTGTTGTAAAATCGTACTTTAAGTTGTCGATTTTTACTTCTACAAACTCTCCTCTATTCGAGTTGTTTGCAGCTTTCTTAACATCATCAAAGAGTTCAATCATTTGAAAATGACACTCCCCATTGATAATTCTTTTAAATTTTGTCATACTTATTTACTTTTTTCAACTTCTTTTTTGATTAGAAAATCTATATACTGTCTTGCTTTTTTAAGATCTTCAATACCATTCTTTCTTTTATACCTAGAAATATATTTAATTACATTACCCTCACAAAAATTAAAATTGTTTTCAATAATAAAATCTATTGGTTCAATCTTGTTTGCTATGTAGTGTGCTGGTTCTTTTATATTGTCTGCCATATTAAATCCTTTTTTTTAGCAAGGTGGGGAAAACGATAGAAAGGGAAAAAACCCCACCCTGCTTGATACCCTTTAGCCTAAGTTAAAAGGTATATTCGTTATTACCACCATCATCTGCTTTTGCAAAGCTATTATTATTAGATTTGCCTGCTCCACTTGGTGTTAAAATTATAGTCAACTCTCCTGCTTTTACTTTGCCGTCTTGATCTTTAGACGGAAAGGCAGCTTGGTTGTACCATTTACCATTAATGTTTACTCCAATAGTCCAGTTCTTATCTGGATGTTTCATATTTTTTGGACCAACATATATAGGAAGTTTATCTTCTGGT